GTGCGAAGTCCATTTGACGATTGCCAAGACGCTCTGCAGTAGCAATACCGCGTTCCGTGGCTGCCGCCATCGCCGAATAGTCTGGTGGTGCTGACGATTTTCCGCCCATATTTACTCCTTGCGCAGCCAACGACAGGTGTCAGGCCGCATTACCAAAATCTGCATATCAGCGCCGGGAGCGCCGTCTTTCATTACAAACTCTTCTTCAAACCCAAGATGCTTATCGAATTCTATGATATGTGGTTCATTTGTGGGCACCATACCAGTGAGTCTTTTTAACTGGCAGTGGTTAAATGCATAGTTGCACACCTGCTCGAAGAGGGGAATTATTTGCTTCGTCTGCCGTGCGATGGCTATATGACATGTAGCGTTTGATCCATTGTAGTTGTTTATGACTACCCCGGCTAGAACCTCGTCACCCTGCATGACACCGAGCGCGTAGAAACTTCCCCAGTCTGCGTTCTGACCGACACGCTCAGCCACCCAAGCGCCAATACGATCTTTCTGGTCAAAGACAAGTTCTGCCATGTGCGTATTATGTCTTATTGCGGTGGAGTTGGCCAGATGATTTCTGTAGGATAACCGGATTGTGCCGTGATGTCACGCAGCTCTTGTCGATAGGTTGCCCATGCAGTTTTAGTAGCCAACAATACATCAGGCATTTGAGTCCAGTCTGAGGAGGCTAGGAGCTTTTGTCGCTTTTGCGAAACATCGACAAGGGCAAGCGTATTGTTTACAACCCACTGCTTTGTTGTGTAGTCAAAATTAGCATACGGGCTAGACTTCTCTGGTATTTCTACGGGCGAGCCGTTGTCAATGTAGTATGTAGAGTCGTCAAAAAAACCTTCAATATACAGCTGGTTTTCTTCTAGTTGCTCTTGAATGTTACTGGTCTGAACAACTTTAAGTATTTGACCGGTGAATTCAGAATAAATTGTGTAAATCATCGTTTTGTCTCAATGGCAAATAGTGAACGATTTGAAGCTCCTGCGTACTGAACAATGTCGTATTCAAACCCACTTTGAACTTGCAGTCTGTATGTATAGGTTCCCGCTGCAGGTTGTTCGCTAAATCCCATTGCCGGATTTGAACCGCCATACATTAGAACTGTTGTATCCCTAACAAGTCTGAAGTACGGGGTAACAGGGCCGTATCCGTTTTCGCCAGCATTATAAATACCGGAAAGGATGCTAGCTGCTGAAGCAATATAAACTGGCGATCCGTTTGTTGTAATAACAATCGTCTGTGCATCTTGCCAAGTACTAGTTGTTGAATTTCGATAATCTGCGCTTGTAAAAGCACTTGATGTAACAGTCACAGAATTTGTCTTTAGGTTACCGGTAGCAACAACGTCCCCGTTCAGCGTTATGTTTGAGCCGTTAAACGAAATGTTATTCGTAGCGTTACCCAAAGCGAACGTGCCGCCGGTATTAATGATTGCGCCTGTTCCAGTCATTGACACGCCAGACACCGCAGGGTTACTACCTACTGCCAAAGAGCCACCAAACGTACCGGACGCACCAGTCAGATTACCCTTGAACGTGGCGTTACCTGCATTGTCCAGAGCAAAAGTTGTTAGGCCGTTTTGAGTACCAACAATACCCGTGCTACCGATGTAGAAACCATTAAAGCCGGGTTGGCCGTTTAGCGCAGGGTTGCCCACAGTAATTGCAGATGCTGCGTTTAGCGTCACAGGGCCAGTCAGAATCTGAGCACCCGACCTTGCAAGTTTGGCATCAGCGGTAGATTGAGCCGTGGCAGCAGCAGAGGCAGCAGAGTTAGCAGTAGACTGAGCAGTTGAAGCTGCGGAGGCAGCGTTGTTCGCTGTGTTCTGTGCAGTAGAGGCTGCAGAAACGGCGGTGTTTGCCGTGCCTTGAGCTGTAGAAGCCGCAGAGGCGGCAGAATTTGCCGTAGAGTTAGCCGTGTTTGCCGTAGATGCGGCAGTGTTGGCCGTATTGACAACTGTCGAAGCGGCAGTACCAGCCACAGACCCAGTGACGTTGCCTGAGAAAGAGCTAGCGCCGACAGAGGAACCTGCGGACAAAAGAACAGAACCGTCAGCCGCGTAGATGGACAAGCCCGCAGAGTTAATCTGAGACGCAACCAACTGGCCACGAATGGAGGCAGCACCAAACTCAGCAGAGCCACTACCATCGATCTTCCAGCCAGCGGAGCCGGAGACGTAATTTGAAGACTGGATGTACTGCCCAACGCTGATGGAACCAGCTCTAATTTTGTCAGCAGACAGATTAGCAATCTTGGCGTTGTCCACCGCGAGGTTGGCGATCTTAGCGTTAGTGATCGTGCCGTTCTGGATGTAGCCATCCGTCATGTAGACACCAACAGGGACTTCTACGCCATTGATTGTGGTGGCTGTAGTGCGGACGATAAACGGCATCGTGGGTGTAATGCCCGGGCCGCTAGGGCTTGCAATGTAGAACGAGTCAGAACGAACAGCAAAGGTACTGGTAGCCGTAGCGTCGTTGGCAGTAGAAGCTAGACCAAAGCCAGAGACATAACCGTTTAGGTCAACCTTGACTGTGTACTTGCCTTCAAGCGCAGTACCGCTAGCCTTGGTAAAGTAGTTAGCCTGCAACGCCGCAGTCGTTGTGTAGTTGTTCAGCGTACTGGTTGAGACAAGTGTAGACGTAGCAGAACTGATTGCCGAGTCCGTGGCCGTCTTGGTGTAGTAGTTTGTTGTCAGCGTGGCGTTAGTAGGGTAATTACCTAGTGTTGTAGCTAAGCCACTAGTAGACACAAGATTGGTCGTCGCAGAACTAATCGCACTGTCAGCCTGAGTCTTGGTGTAGTAGTTGGTTGTCAGCGCCGCAGTGGTTGTATAACTACCAAGAGCTGTGTTCAATGCTGTTGTAGAAACCAAGTTAGACGTAGCCGCACTAATTGCAGAATCCGCACCTGTCTTGGTGTAGTACAACGAGTTAAGGGTAGCCGTGTTGGTATATGCACTGAGCGCAGTATTTAATGCAGTCGTGGAAACCAAGTTCTGAGTCGCTTGGCTAATGGCCGAGTCTGCGGCTGTCTTGGTGTAGTAGTTGGCGGTCAGTGTCGCTGTGTTGGTGTATGCAGTTAGAGCCGTGTTTAGCGCAGTCGTAGAAACTAAGAACTGCGTAGCCGAGCTGATCGCAGAATCTGTTGCTGTCTTTGTATAGTAGTCCGCCACCAAACCTGCGGTAGTAGTGTAGTTGCCCAGAGCGGTGTTTAGCGCAGTGGTGGAAACCAGCGTGCTCGTTGCAGAGCTAATGGCTGAATCAGTTGCAGCTTTAGTGTAGTAGTTCGTCAGCAAAGTCGAGCGAGTCGCGGGCAGGCCAGTTGTAGCGTCATTGACTTGGGCGCTTAGTGTTTGGCGAAGAGTCGACTCAGCGCTTAAATCGCTAACAACTGTTGCAATCTGAGTCGTGTGTGCAGCAACAACCTGACCCAGTGATGTGTAGTCACCGACCTTTGTCCAGTAAGTTGTGTTGGTTGGCAGGTTGCCAGTTGTCGTCTGGGTGGCTTGATAAATAGCGCCGTTGTATGTGACTAGATCGTTTGCCGCATAGGTCGTTGTGTTTGAATACGCAGGCGTATTCTGAATGTCGTTGACCTGAGCTTGCACCGCGCCAACGCGAGCATTGACTGACCCGGGAACACTGGCTGCAGCATCAATTAAATCAATGCGAGCGCCTAGATCGGTGTAAAGCTGTGCGGCTGTAAGTTCCCCAGTCAGGGCTTCGAGAAGCTTTGCCACATCTTGGCCGGTCGTGACTACAAGACCGTTGGTTCCGCCAGCGGGAGATGCGCTCAAAACGCCATCAATAGACTCCCACTTAATCCACAAGTGCCACTCGGTGGCTGGGTTTGTAGAGTAAGACGTAACCGCGCCAGAAAACTGGGTAATCTCAACAGCATCTGCAAATACGGGCTGAGGCGCAGTGCCTGCACGAGTAGCGCCGTAAATGCGAGAAAGCCTGTGACCGTGGCCTTGTGAGTAGACTGGGTCATCGCACTCAATGATGATGTTTGAAATCGCAGCGGTAGCAGTAAAACCAGTAGGTGTAGGCGGCGGTGTTAAATCAGGAACATACGCATCAGTGATGGATGGGCCAGCAATAAGTGGAGCAGAACCGCCACCGAACTTAAAGTTGCTAAGAGACGCAAAGCCAGAGTCAACCAAGTCACGAATCGTGATACCACGGTCAAGCGGGTCGCCCTGCTTGCCTAAATAGGTCATCAGGGTTTCGCGAACGCGAGAGCCAAAGTTACTGGCGCTGTCGCTTGGGATGTCGTTTCTCATAGCTGTTTGAGTTCCTCAACAGATGTCGCGATAGCCACGTCTTGCACGGGGTTTGTACCCTCGAGCTCAATCTGGAATTCAAATGCGCGGTAGCCGCTAGGCAATCTAAATGGATTGCGGTCTGCAACAGTCTGCGTGTGCTTGAGCACACCATCAGCATATAAGCGGAATGTCACTGGGTAGGCGTTGGCTACCACCACAGCGGCTGCAAAGTTAATCGGTGAACCCTGACGGAATGGCTTGCTACGTGAGCGGTAAGTCAGCGATGTGCCAGTGTCCCACTTGCCAATGTTTGTACCTGTTAATACATACAGCTGGTCTTTCAGACTGTCGAAGTACATAGCTTCGTAGCCGACGTCCAAGAAAAAGATACCGCCGCCATTGGGGTCGATGATGAAGCCTTTGCGGCCAGAGCCGTCGTCGTAGCTTCCTAAGTATAAACCCTCATACATCTTACCGATGATGCTGCTTGGAACCAGAGCTTGCCAGTCTTCGCGAAGCATGATGCCGTTAGTAATAACACGAGCGCCGCCCGAGCCGTACCAGCATAGGCCGTCTTCGGAAGCCCAAGCCACACCGGAGCCCATACTGACAATAGAACGCGCTGACACACAAGCTTGCTGCATTTCAAAGGGTTGCTGATCCATACCGTCAGGGGTTGAGCCCTGCACGATTAATGGGCGACCGGTTGTCAGTACCAGCATAGTCTGCCCAAACACACCTAAGCCAACAGGTTTGCTGTCTGGCGGAATGATCTCGTAGTTTGCAGGCCAAGCGTATGGCGTATAGGGCTCGCAGATGCGTACCGAGTTACCCGAGATACCACTCATCATTCCATTCCACATCGCTGTGAGGTTTGACAGAGTTGGCTCAGTAATACTCGTCGCGCCACCAGTTGGAACCCCGGGGGCTGGGAACCATAAGTTAGTCGCTAGGTTTTCGCCAAGAGCGCGATTGTCATCAGTGGTTGAGGACGTAGCAAGTGCAATCTCGCGCAGGAAGTAAAAGTCTGTACCAGTCGAGCTACCCTGTGTGCGGTAGATGCGGATCGTGGCAATGTCGTAGTTACCCGATGGTACAGAACTAAAGCCAGAAATAGCAGTTGAGCCTAGGTTGTCCCGGGTGACTAGGGCGCTCACAGGTGACGGCGCAGATTCCCAGCCAAGGCTGTTAACGTAGGTGTAGACGTAGTAGTAATACTCGATAACTGGGGATGCCGCACCCGAGTTCGTACCCGCCACTGTAGGAGCGCCAGCTGGAGCAGGGATGCCCATAGGACGGCTAGCTGTAGGGTATGGTGCTGTGGCCAAGCCAATCACGTTGTTAGTGAACTTGGGAGCGCCGTCGCCGGTGTAGTATGTCTGTTCGGTTGTATCAGCAGCATCAAAGCCACGCACCACATTTACAGCAGTTGTCCAACTTAACCAATACTGAGCGTCGGAGTCTACATCACGACCCATGCGGTAAATGGTTTGACGGCCAGAAGGAACTGTAGCTACGGTTGCTGGGGATTTCCAAGCGCGCAAGTCGCCACGCCCGGGCTTTTGGTTGCGGGAGACGACACCTACTGTGTCGGGCAACATAACGGGGTTGATCGCTCGGTTCTCACCGGCAAAGCCCCCATAGCGAATAACGGCCATAGCTCACTCCTATATGCCTAGATTGTAGTGTTAACCACCCAAAACAGCTAGAGCTTGATTGATGTGTTTGATGCGATCGTCAAGGCCGATTGTGCCGCCGTTGATGCGTTTCGTCATGGTCACAAAGTCGCGGCCATCAGCGTGCTGATTAATCTTGTGTGTCTGCCAAAACCAACCCGCTGTTTGAGCGGCGTACTTGGGAGTGCGCACGAGTTCAGGCTCCATCACAAAGTCCACACCCAACGCTTTGCCTGCGTGGTAGAAGTTGCTATGACCGGTCAGCTGGAGAAATCCGGAGCCGCGGAACCGCCAACCATCCCCTGAAGCCTCGTCACGGTTTCCCATACGGTTACTGTAAATGCGATTGGCGATGCGTTTAGGCTGCTTTTCGTAAGCCGCAGCTTCCTCTGGTGTGAAGCCCCATGCACGCTTAGGCGTCTTGGGGAACAGCTTCAAAAGCGTTGCAGCTCTGTAGTTCAAGTTCTCTTCCATGATCTTGAAGTTGCCGCACTCGTGCCCGCACTGTCCGATCCAGCTTGCTTGCTGCAAAGGTGTGAGGATGCCAAACCGCTCGAAGGTTTCGTTGAACGCATCGGCCAACGCTGGGTCGATGTGCATTTGTTTGAGTTGGTCACTTGTTACCATTTAAGAGATTCCTTACGTCGTTGTATGCGTCTATGCACGCATTCAGTTGTGCAGTGTTCTTGTCGCCCTGAGCCACTATTTCTGCGATGGCTTGGAGGGTTGCTCGCTCGGCATCAGAAGCTTGGTCAACCGGTCTGTCAGGTTCACTTCTTGTTTCTGGGCTATTTGCGGGGGCAGGGGTGGGAC